ATTAAATAAAAGACTTACTATCGAGCTTAAATAAGGCTTTACGAGGATAGAGGTATATTATAGCGGTCTTATAAAGGGATATAGCATAGAGGTATCTACAAGGCTCACTATAAAGACTTTGTAATGAATAGGTATGCTGGTATCAGATTAATATATAAATGGCTTAGAAGAGCTTAGAAGAGCTTGAGCAATAGTTATCCACAGGATTAGATGAGTTATCCACAGACAAACATAAGGCAGTTTAAACGCATGAATGATAAACCCAATGATATCAATGAGTTACAAGCATCAGAGGAAGTCTTATACAAGAGTTATCCACAAGCAGATAATGTTGAGTCCTCTGAATCCCTTGCTACCATTGAGCCACAAGAAAAGTGCTTAAAAAATGAGCAGGAAAAACGCAAGAGAGGAAGACCCCGACACCTTATTTTAGCGACCACCCAATTGGAGGTTTATAAATTAAGTAGAGTAGGTACTAGGCATGAAGATATCGCTATACTGTTAGGTTTCTCTGAAGATACTCTTGCCAAATATTATCGTAAAGAATTAGATAAAGGTAGAATAGAAGCTAATGCCGCAATAGCTGGTACATTGTTTGAGAAAGCTAAACAAGGTGATACCGCTGCTATGTTGTTTTGGTTAAAGACTAGAGCAGGTTGGAGTGAAAAGATTACTACAGAATTAACTGGAGAAGGGGGTACCCCCATTAATATCAAAGTAATAACTGGTATAGATTAACAAACCCCAGTACCTTATATTATATTATCTTATCTTATCTAGTATAGTCAGGGTATATACAAAGTCTATACAATGTATATACAACTTTAAATCAAGGAAAAATTATGAATGATGCACTAGCAAAAATGATAGATGAAATTCAACAAGTAAGAAATACATATGGTAATGGTGGTGTAGGTAATGTATCTAATCAAGAAATGCAAATGTTTAACGCAATGGCAAATAGTGCAGGTAATAACTTTACATCCCCTATTGAAGAAATGAGAGCATTACAACAAAAAGGAGCATCTGGTGCTGGTTTTTTAAGTGATGTAGAAATTAATAGGTTTATGCAATTAAGAAATCAACTTAATCCTAACTTACCACAAGAAAAACCATTAGCTACAGTATTAGAACCAGTAGATATAGATGGTGCTGGTCAAATGAGTATAGAAGAATTAACAAGGTTTCTTCAAAATTCAGAAAGACTAGGAAGAAGTGGGAATTAATATGTGGTCATGTCATTTATTTGTAGGATGTCATTTTGGTATAGAATGGTATGAAGCTGAAAAAGTAGACAACTCTAAAAACAAAACACATTATAGTTATGTCATTATAGATTTAGGATGCTTACGCATACAGAGATGCGAGAAATTGGAGAATGTGTGATGAGCCTAAACTTAAAGAAGAAGATAAACAAAAAACTAAAGAAGAACGCCAAGAAGAATTACGCAGATGGTTTGAGTCTATGAGTGATTGTGTATGAAAGGTGTAAAACATTATTTAAGAAATGGTACAGAGCATAAAGGCTCTATGCACACTATGGCAAATGGAACTGTACACACTAATAAAAGCCACACTAAAACATCTAAAAGACTTTTACATTTTGCTGACCTATCTAAAACAGCTAAAGTTAAAGCTAAAACATAATGGCTATAGATTACAGAGGAGAAAAATTTTCTGGGTATAACAAACCTAAACGAGCTAGAACTAAAACTAAAAAGTTTGCTGTATTAGCTAAAGAAGGAACTACAGTTAAATTAGTACGCTTTGGTGATGCTAATATGACGATTAAAAAAGACCAACCAGCTAGAAGAAAGTCTTTTAGAGCTAGACATAAATGTGATGAAAAGAAAAGCAAATTAAGTGCAGGCTACTGGTCTTGTAAAAAATGGTAATTTAAATTAACTAAAGGTAACGACCTCGTAAGAGAGTTACATATTATGAAAAAACAAGTATCAACAGGCTATAAAGCCAGAAAGCCACAAAAAGAAATACACGAACTTGTTAAGGACAATAGATTTGTAGTAGTAGTTGCACATAGGCGTATGGGTAAAACTGTATGTGCTATTAATCAACTAATACATAGTGCTTTAAACTGTGATAAACCTAATCCTAGATTTGCTTATATAGCACCAACATATAACCAGTCTAAAAGAATAGCTTGGGATTACCTACTAGAATACACTAGACCTTTAGGTGGTAAGGCTAACATAGCTGAATTGCGTGTAGACTTCATGGGTCGTAGAGTGTCTTTATATGGTGCAGATAATCCAGACAGTTTGCGTGGAATATACCTAGATGGATGTGTGTTAGATGAAATAGGAAACATTAACCCTACTTTATTTACAGAAATTATTAGACCTGCTTTAGCTGACAGAATCGGCTACTGCGTAGCAATGGGTACACCCAAAGGACAGAACCACTTTAAAGACTTACGAGATAGAGGTAAGAATAAAGATGGGTGGGAGTTGTTAGAATTTAAATCTTCTGAAACCAACATACTTGATAAAGGTGAGTTGTTAGCTGCCCAAGCAGAAATGGGTGAAGATAAGTACCAGCAAGAATTTGAATGTAGCTTTAATGCTCCAGTAGAAGGAGCTTATTATTCATCTATTATTAATAAATTAGATGAACAAAAACAAATTATAGATATACCTAAAGACGAACTAGCAAGAACATACACAGGATGGGATTTAGGAATATCAGATAGCACTTGTATCTGGGTAGCACAATTAGTTAATAAAGAAATAAGACTTATAGATTTTGTAGAAAATCATGGAGTAGGTCTGGATTACTATGTTAATTGGTTACGAGAGCATGACTATATGTACGCAACACATATACTTCCACATGATGTGGCTGTACGAGAATTAGGTACAGGTAAATCAAGAAAAGAAATGTTAGAGGAAGCAGGGTTAAATATAACCATTGCTAGCAAACTAACAATAATGGATGGTATCGCTTCAGCTCGTAAGATATTACCTCGTTGCTGGTTTGATACAGACAAAACAAAACAGGGATTAGATGCACTACGCAATTATCGTAGAGTGTTTGATGAAAAAAGAAATGTATTTCATGATAGACCATTTCACGACTGGGCATCTCACGCAAGTGATGCGTTTCGTTATTTAGCAGTAGGATTAGATGAGTCGCCTATGGAATCATGGAGTAAACCTTTAGAGATTAATACCAAATGGATAGTATAAATGGCATATAGCAAAAAAAATATGAAAGTAGATTCAGATGATAGTAGAGAGTTGGTCAATATTATTGACTCTCATATTAATGACTCTTTAGGATTTATTTCAACTGAAACTCAATTAGAAAGAGCAACAGCTCTTGAGTATTATTTAAGAGAACCTTATGGTAATGAAGTAGAAGGTCGCTCTCAAATTGTTACAGGTGAAGTAGCAGAAGTTGTAGATGGTGCATTACCACAAGTAATGAAAGTATTTACTACTAACTCTAAAGCTGTAGAGTTTGAACCAGTTAATGCTGGAGATGGAGCTTTGGCTGAACAAGTAACAGCCTATGTAAATCATATTTTCTATAAAGATAATAATGGTTTTGAAATTATGCACGATTGGTTTAAAGATGGTTTGCTTCAAAAAGTTGGAGTAGTTAAAGCATATTGGAATGATAAAAAAGATGTTACTACAGAAAAATACGAGAATCTGACCGAAGACGAACTTGCAATGTTAATGCAAGACGAAGAAATAGAAGTAGTAGAACAAGAAGAAGTAGAAGAAATTATAGAGCAAGACCCTCAACCAATGATAGACCCACAAACTGGACAACCACCTGTTGACCCAATGACTGGACAACCTATGATGGATGAGATGGGTATGCCAATGATGATGGAAGTACCTCCTATTGTTAATATTTATTACAATGTTAAATGTAAAAAAACTAAAGATTTTTCTAAAGTTAAAATAGAAAATGTAGCACCAGAAGAATTTTTAATTGATAAAAGAGCTACTACTATTGAAGATGCTGAATTTGTAGCACAAAGAAGTTTAGTAACTCGTAGTGATTTAATTGCTATGGGATATGACCCAAAAGTAGTAGAAACATTATCTACTGGAGATACATTAGATTTTACTCCAGAAAGAACTGCAAGGTTTGGTGCAGGTGAAGAACCATTTGGTACTAATAACTCTGATGACGAAAGCATGGAAAGAGTTGAGTATTATGAATGTTATGTAAGAACAGATTTAGATGAGGATGGCATAGCCGAGTTACACAGAGTTTGCTATGCAGACAACCAGGTATTGATGCACGAAGAATGTGACTATGTTCCATTCCATAGTGTTTGTCCAATACCTATCCCTCATAAATTCTTTGGTCAATCATTAGCAGATAGAGCTATGGATTTACAATTAATTAAATCTACAGTTACAAGACAAATGCTAGACAACTTATATTTAACTAATAACTATCGTGTTGGTGCAGTTGAAGGACAAGTGAATCTTGATGATTTATTAACATCTACAGCAGGTGGTGTTATTCGTATTAAGAACCCTAATGCTTTAGTACCAATGACAGTACAATCTAGTGCTTCACAATCATTTCCTATGTTAGAGTATTTAGACTCTGTACAAGCAAAAAGAAGTGGTGTGTCTGATGCACAACAAGGACTTAACCCAGATATACTTTCTAATGTAACTGCTACAGCAGTATCAGCAATGACTTCTGCATCACAAGGTAAGTTAGAGCTTATAGCTCGTATTTTTGCAGATACAGGTGTGTCGTCTTTATTTAAAGGCATACTAGCTTTAATCTGTAAGTATCAAAACAAAGAAAGAATTATTAAAGTTCATAATAATTTTGTACCAATGAATCCAAGAGAATGGAGTACGCAATATAATTTAACTGTTAATGTTGGATTAGGTACTGGTGGTAAACAAGAACAATTAGCTACTATGCAAATGATATTACAAAAACAAGAAGAAGTAATTAAAGGATATGGTTTAAACAACCCTTTAGTAAATATAAAACAATACAGAGATACTCTAGCAAAATTTGTAAACATGGCAGGATTTAAAGATGACTCTGCTTTCCTTATGGAAGTGTCAGAAGAACAAGCTATGGCTATGGCTAAACAAGCAGCAGAAGCTCCAGAGAAAGATGACCCTAATACAGCAGCAGCTAAAATACTTGCAGAAGTAGAAAGAGAAAAAGCTCAAATGCAAATGCAAGCTAAGATGGCTCAACTTGAATTAGAAAAACAAAAAACAGAATTAAAAATGCAAAAAGAAATGTTAGAGCTTCAACAAGAAAGAGTAGAGTTTGAAACAGAAATGGCTCTGAAAGAATTAGAATTTGCACAAAAATCACAAAGCGAAGATTCTAAAAATAAACTATCTGAATCTAAAGAACTTATAAACGCTTTAGATAAAATTAATAACATTGCAGGAATGTAATGGAAAAACAATCGGAAATTAAAGCTGTATTAAATACTCAATCATTTCTTGATGAAATAAAAGATATGACTAAAGAGTGTTACGCAGAAATAGAAAACTCTAATCCAGAAGATGTAGCTGTAAGAGAAAGAGCTTATCACAGGATTAAAGCAATAGATAACATGATGACTAGACTTCAATCTGTCGTAGATAGCGACAAGATTAAGAATAAATCATGGACAATATTATAGGCATTTAGCCTGTATGGTATGCCACACCTAGATGGCGATTAAGGAAATACAATGAGTGAAGAAACCATGACTTCCGATTCAACGGAAAGTGGGTCAAACCTAACAATATCAGAAGCAACATCTGCATTTGAAGGTATGTTATCCACACCAGAGGACTCGAAAGAGCAACCAACTGACCAGGAAAAAGATACACAAGAAGCAGAAGTAGAAGAAGAAGAAGTTGAATTTGAAGCTGAAGAAACTGAAGAAACTGAAGAAGTTGAAGAAGTTGAAGAAGCTGAAGAAGAAACTGAAGATGAATCCGAGATTGAAGATGAAGAAGTAGTTGAGGAAGAACAAACTTTCACAGTTAAAGCAGCAGGTGAAGAAAAAGAAGTTACCCTTGATGAGCTTAAAAAATCCTATCAACTTGGCTCTGATTATACTAAAAAAACTCAAGAAGTAGCTGAACAGCGTAAAGTTATTGAACAAGAAGCTAAAGCTATTATTGAAGCTAGACAAGTTAGAGATGACTACGCTCAAAAACTTCAGGCAGTTAATCAATTTTTAGTTGGCGGTAATCAAACTAAAGAAAATTTAACAGCTATGAAAGAGAACGACCCAATAGGATATGCAGTTAAGGTCGCAGAAATGACCGAAAAAAAAGAACAACTACAAATAGTGCAAGCTGAACAAGAACGAATTGCTCAACAGCAAAATTCGGATAGAGAAGCAAATATGCAAAATTATGTAGAACAAGAAGCACAAAAACTGACACAATCCTTGCCAGAGTTTTCAGACAAAGCCAAAGGCGAACAAATCAGAAATGATATTCGTAGCTATGCAAAAAAGGTTGGTTTCACAGATGAAGAATTATCTTCTGTCTATGATTCACGCCATGTTCTAGTTTTACATAAAGCTGCACAATGGGACAAACTTCAAGCATCTAAATCAGGTGTAAAAAAGAAAGTTGCAAAAGCACCAAAAATGGTGAAGGGTGGAGCAAAAGTAAAACAAAATTCAACAGATAGAACTAAAAAACAAATGCAAAGGTTGCAGCAATCTGGTTCAGCCAGAGATGCAGCAGCTATTTTTGAAAACTTAATGTAAGGAAAAATAACAATGGCAGAATTTAGAACGTTTACAGCTATTGGACAACGTGAAGATTTAAGCAACACAATCTATAACATTGCTCCAACAGAAACACCAGTAGTTTCATCTATTGGTAAAACAAAAGCAACAGCAGTATTCCACGAATGGCAGACTGATGACCTAGCAGCAGCTAGTGCAGCAGGTTTAAAAGAAGGAGATGCAGCAGGCGGTGCTTCTGATACTCCTACAGTTCGTGTAGGTAACAGAACACAGATTCAAGGTAAAACAATACATATCTCTGGCACTCTTGATGCAGTTGATAAAGCTGGTCGTAAGACAGAAACAGCTTACCAATTAGCTAAAGCAGGACAAGAGCTAAAACGAGACATGGAAAAAACAATCATGGGAAATCAGATAGCGGTTACTGGTACTGCATCAGCAGCTAGACTTCTTGCTTCTATACAAACATGGTTATTAACCAACTATTCTTCAATAGCTACTGGTGCAACAGCAGCAGCTCCTACAAATGGTAATGGTACAGTGGCTCGTACTCCATCATCAGCAGCTCAAGCTACTGTAGCATTTACAGAAGGAGCATTGAAATCAACAGTTAAATCATGCTTTGAAAATGGTGGTAACCCAACTATGTTGGTTGTTTCACCATTCTTGAAACAAGTAGTATCTGGCTTTGCTGGTATTGCAGCACAGCGTTATGAAGCTCCTACAAATGGTAGCCAAACTACTATTATGGGTGCAGCAGATGTTTATTTATCAGACTTTGGAACATTATCTGTAGTTCCTGATAGATTCTTAACTGCTGACTATGCAGGTACTGGTGACCAAGCGTTTGTGCTTGACCCAACTATGCTATCAATTGCAACATTAAGACCATTCCAGTCTAACTTGCTAGCTAAAGATGGTGATAGTGAAAAACATCAAATGCTTTCAGAGTACACTCTGCAAGTATCTAACCAAAAAGCACATGGTATCGTTGCTGATATCAAAAATACTTAATATATAGTATTTGTTAATGTTGCCCACTTCGGTGGGCAGTATTATTAAGGATAAAAAAATGAGAGAATTTAAAAAACACAAAACAGATAATGGAGCAGTCGTAGAAGTTGCTCAAGATGTTTCTGATATTGTAGAACAAAATAAAAAAGAATTTAATAATGCGTCAACAACTTGGGGAAGCGGAGATGTTTTTGATAATAAAATTGCATCCATTCCACTAACTGTTATTGATAAATTAAACCAACAAGGAATTATGAGAGGGTTTCATGTATTAGATATGCCAAAGTTTAAACATTGGCTTAATGACCCTGACAATAGATTTTTTAGAACAAAACCAGGAAAAGTATAAATGGCATTTTTTAATGATTACGCAACACTACAAACTACAATAGCTAGTTATTTAGCTCGTAATGATTTAACTGCAACCATACCTGATTTTATTAGGTTAGCAGAAAATAGATTGAGCAGAGATTTGCGTATAAGACAAATGTTACAAATAGCAACAACTACTAT